CCATTGAGATGATTAGCTTGTCTAACGATACTTCCACCGCCGGTATGTATCTTTATTCAACGGTAAATAGCGAATTTAATTTTCGGGTTTGGTCAAATGGCAACGTCCAAAACACCAACAACAGCTACGGCGCGATTTCTGACATTAAACTGAAAGAAAACATTGTTGAAGCTACGCCGAAGCTAGAAAAGATGCAACAAGTGCGCGTGGTCAACTACAACCTGATCGGCGAAGATCAAAAGCAGATCGGCGTCATTGCCCAAGAGCTTGAGCAAATCTTCCCCGGCATGATTGACGAGTCGCCTGACCGCGACAAAGACGGCAACGACCTCGGAACCACAACCAAGTCTGTTAAATACAGCGTGTTCGTACCGATGCTCATCAAAGCCATCCAAGAACAGCAAGCCCTCATCGACGCACAGCAAGCTGCGCTGCAAACCCTGACCGCCCGTGTTGAAGCACTGGAATCTAACTAAGGAACCACCATGACTATTTTTCACATCACAAACCTTGACCGCTTGACCTCTGATGGCTATGTCACAGTAGCTCACTGGACGGCATCGCAAACCGATGGCGACTACACTGCATCAACATACTCCACCGTCAGCTTTCCAGAAGTTGAAGGCTCTATGATTACTTATGCTGACCTCACTGAAGAAACAGTGATCGGTTGGGTGAAGGCTTCTCTGGGCGCTGAAGGAGTTAAAGCTGTTGACGATGCTTTGGCAGCCAACATCGCTGAGCAGAAAGCACCTAAAATAGCTACTGGCACGCCTTGGTAAGTTAAATGTCACGCCCGTTATCAGTAGGTATTAACCTAACAGCAGCTACGGCAACAACAGTGTACACAGTTCCCCTTGGCTACTACGCTAAGTGGTCACTGATGTACCTGTTTAACAACTCCGGTTCTACCAAGAGCATTGCAGCATACTGGCATGATCATAGTGCCCCTGCTAACATCCACGTGCACAACGGCACTATCGCAGCAGGTAGCTATGTACGCATGGATGGCGGTGCTTATGTGATCATGGAAGAAGGCGATACTGTTGTCATGACGAGTGAAGCAGCTAGCTCTTTCAGTACTATCTGCACCTTTGAATTGTATAAGAAAGAAGGAGTCTAAGAATGGCTACGTATTTAGACATCGTTAACAATGTGCTCAGACGCTTGCGTGAGCCTGTAGTATCCTCTGTCAATGACACTGAGTACAGCGCTATGATTGGAGTCATGATTAATGATGCCAAGCGTGAGGTAGAAGATGCCTATGATTGGAACGCTTTAACTGATACCTTGACAGCGGTAACTTCTGACGCTGTGTTCAACTATGTGCTGACAGGTTCTCGTACACGTTTTAGGGTCATGGATGTTCTTAACGACACCAGTGACTTTAATCTACGTTACGCTCCTTCCACATGGATGAACAGACAGTATCTCCTGACTGATACTCAAAAGGGTGAGCCGCTGTACTACAACTTTAACGGTGTAGACTCTAATGGCGATACTCAAGTGGATATGTACCCTATCCCTGATGGTGTGTATAACATTCGCTTTAACTTGGTTATCCCTCAGGCTGATTTGGTTGTGGACAACACACGTATCTTAGTGCCTGATCATTTGGTATCTATGCTGACTTACTCTAAGGCTATTGCTGAGCGGGGTGAGGATTCTGGCTTGTTAAGTTCTGAAGCTTACCAGATGTACCGTTTAGCCTTGGCAGATGCTGTTGCTATTGAGCGCAACCACTACAATGAAGAAATGGAATGGAGTGCTACATAAATGGCTGAACAACTATTAACCACAACTATTCAAGCTCCGGGCTTTCAGGGCCTCAACCTCCAAGACTCTTCGGTTAGCTTGGATAATGGTTATGCTACTGTTGCTCAGAACTGTGTTATTGATAAGTTTGGACGTATTGGAGCACGTAAGGGATGGAGCACTGCTCACGCATCTCTTGCAGCTCTCTCGGGTTCTTATGTCAAAGCTATCCACGAATTGATTGGCAATGACGGTACTAGCTACATCGTTGCCGGAGGAGCTAATAAACTCTTTAAACTGGTAGGCGCTACCCTGACTGAGTTGACCTATGGCGGTGGAGGCGTAGCTCCCTCTATCTCTAACGACAACTGGCAGATGGCTCCTTTGAACGGTCGGTTGTACCTGTATCAAGTAGGCCATGATCCTCTGGTGTTTGACCCTGCTGTCAGTACGACACAGTACAGGCGTATCTCAGAAGCTCCTGGCTACTTAGGTACTGTCCAAAGTGCTAACTGTGTAATCAGTGCCTATGGCCGTACATGGTCAGCTAATACCTCAGTGGACAAGAATACCATTCAGTTCTCTGACTTGCTTTCTGGTCATGTACTGAATACAGGTACTTCAGGTACTTTAAACGTAGCTCAGATCTGGCCTAACGGAGCTGATGAAGTTATTGCTTTGGCAGCCCATAACGGCTTCCTGATGATCTTTGGTCGTAGGCAAATCCTGATTTACTCAGGTGCTAAAGACCCTTCAACAATGACTCTTACTGACTCTATTAGCGGTGTGGGTTGTGTAGCTCGTGACTCGGTAGTGGTTACAGGCGGTGATGTGGTGTTCTTGTCCGATACAGGTGTACGTTCTATTATGCGTACAGTGCAGGAGAAGTCAGCACCTATGCGAGAGATCAGCCTGAACGTCAAGGATGATTTGGTAGCTGGTGTCCTGAATGAACAGGCGGAAGACATTAAAGCTGTGTATTCCGATAAGGATGCCTTCTACTTGTTGTCCTTGCCTACTACTAACATTGTCTACTGCTTTGACATGAGAGCTATGCTTCAGAACGGTGCAGCTAGGACTACGGTGTGGAATAATATCACACCTAAAGCCTTTGCGTACACTCGGAGTAAAGATTTATTGCTTGGACAAGAAAGTTTTATCGGTAAATACGAAAATAACCTTGACAACGATGCCTCATATCGGTTAAAATATTACACTAACTACTTTGACTTCGGTTCCCCTACCGCATTGAAGATCTTGAAGAAGATTAACATGACATTGGTGGGCGGCACTGGTGCTGATTTGATTGTCAAGTATGGCTTTGATTACAGCCCTAGTTTCTTGTCTAGAAGCATCACTTTAGGTAATATCAACATTGCCGAGTATGGAGTAGCTGAGTATAACATCGGTGAATACACAGCAGGTGTTGTATTTGACAACAAACAGATCAATGCTTCGGGATCAGGTAATGTGTTACAGATCGGAATGGAAGCTGAAATCAATGGTTTTGAATTATCTCTCCAAAAGCTTGATTGTTATGTCAAAGCTGGAAGAACTAAATAAGGTACTACTATGAGTAATTACACCAAAGCTACTGACTTTGCTGTTAAAGATTCTCTGGCATCAGGGAACTCTAACAAGCTGGTCAAAGGCACAGAGATTGATACTGAATTCAATTCTATTGCCTCGGCAATTAACTCAAAGGCTGATAAAGCCAGCCCTGCTCTGACAGGGACAGCCACAGCAGTAAATCTGACTGTGACAGGAACATTACTTGCAACACTTGAAGGCGGGAGTTATTAATTATGGCTTTTGATTGGACATCTTTAATCGGGCCTGCAATCAATGCAGCAGGTACTCTTTACTCAGCTAACCAAGCAGCAGATGCTCAACAGAACGTAGCTAATGCTAACACTGCTGCTGCACAGCAAGCCGCTGACGCTGCCGCTTTCCGCCCTGTGGGTGTCACTACTCGCTTTGGCTCTTCAGGCTTTAACTACGACGCTAATGGTCGCTTGACAGGTGCAGGCTACCAAGTAGCTCCTGACGTTGCTGCTCAGCGTGAAGCACTGTTAGGTATGGCTGGTGGTTCTCTGTCACAGGCTCAAGGTGCTCAAGGATACCTTCCTCAGTACCAACAAGCTGCTCAGGGATTGTTTGGTTTAGGCCAACAGTTCCTGCCTCAATCGACAGCCTACAGCGCAGCCCCTGAAGCTCAGGCGTATGCCTCTCAGCTTCGAGGTCTTGCAGGTCAGGTCATGCCTCAAAGCTACGACACACAAGCAGCAGCGCAGCAATATATGCAGCAGCAGCAAGGCTTGTTAGCTCCTCAACGTGAACAGCAGTTAGCACAGATTCGTAACAACCTCCAACAGACAGGTCGTAGTGGCTTAGCTACAGGTGCTACAGGCGCAGGTAACTTAGCTGCTACCAACCCTGAGATGGCTGCTTACTACAACGCTATTGCTCAACAGGATGCTTCTTTGGGTGCTAATGCTCAACAGATTGCTCGTGGTAACTTGCAGCAGGATATTGCTCTTGGTCAACAGCTTGGTGGTACAGCCCTGCAAACACAACAGTCCGCAGAAGAGATTGCTCGTCAGCGTATGTTGTCCAACATCTCTACAGGTGCTGGCTTGTTCGGTCAAGGCTCTAACATCTTGGGTCAAGGCTACGGGTTGCAGACACAGGCTCTGGCTCCTTGGCAGTCGTATCTCAGCGGTGCTCAGACCGTTGAAGGCTTGGGTCAGAATGCTCTCACACAAGGTACAGCGTTGGGTTCTAGCGTAGCTGCTGCTGGTTCGAATCAAGGCTCCCTTTTGAATGCTGCTGCTGCTCGCAATGCTGCTTTGCAATCCGGTGCGGCAGACCTACAAAGTGCTGCTTTGACAGGGGGCATTGCTGGATTGTCTGATCCTATCGCTCAGTTAATTGCTGGTTTAGGTGGCAGGACTGCCCCACAGCAAGGCACTAACATGACTCAGCAGCAATACGCTATGCTTAGCGGCTACTAATAAGGAAATAACATGGCTGGATTATTTGATATGCTGGGAGGGGACGAAGCAGCGATGCAGCGTCAACTCGATGAGCAACGTGCTGCTAAGTTTGCAGAGCAGACACAAGAGCAACGCTTGGCCGGTATGGGCTATAAAGCAGGTGCTGGCTTAGGCCGTGGTTTGGCAGGTGCTTTCGGTGTGGATGTCCAAGACCCTGCACTGAAGCAGGCTGCTGAACTTCGGCGTATGGCTCAGAACTACGACATTAGCAGTCCAGAAGGTTTGATGCAGATGGCTCAGGCTATCCGCACAACTAACCCACAAGCTGCTGTTCAACTGGCTGAGAAGGCTCAGTCCATGATGCAGTCTATGTCGGTTACTTCTAAGAACATGCGTGAGCGTGCTTCTGCTGATCCTTTTCAAAAACTTCTTGAGAAAGGTGTTTATAAAACCTCAAGTTTAGCTAAGTACCAGCAATCAGGCGATGTACAAGACCTTGACTTTAAAGATTCTGATGCTAAAACACAAGTGGTGGATACAGCAGACGGTCAGTTATTGATCAATAGTAGTACAGGCGATATCATTGCTAACATTGGTAAGAAGCCTACTAAGCCCGGGATCGGTGCTGAGATTGCTGCTGGTTTAAGTCCTGTCCTCGGAGCCATAGCTAAAGGACAAGCTCAGAAGTCCGGTGAAGCCGCAGGTACAGATGTGGGTAAACAGACTGCTGCTATTGAAGGAAAGTACACAGCTTTGAACTCTGTGCAAGATGCTCTGGATGTAGTCAATAAAGGCATCTACGCAGGTGGTTATGGTCCTCTGCAAGAAGGCTTGGCAAAATACTCCAATGGTGTTCTTGCGGATAAACAAAGATTAGTTAACACAGAAGAGTTCCGCGCCTACATTGGTGATGTAGTTATCCCCCGTTTGACTGAATTTGGAGGCAACGACTCTGTGGAAGAATTGAAGTATCTTAAATCGGTCATGGCCGGAGAGACAACAATGGAAAGTAAAGCCATTCAACGTATCTTAGGTAAAGCCAAAGAAAAGATTCAACGAGGAATTACACGTGTTCAGGATCAGCAGAAAGCTATTGCTAAAGGTGAGCAACTTCCCACAGGGCCAACTGGTAAAAAGAAGATGGTAACAAAGACAACCCGTAGCGGTGTTACATATACTGAAGAAGTAGAGGAATAACAATGCCAACGTACACAATTAACGGTAAACGTATCACGACAGATAAAGTGTTAACCGAAGCTGAGATTGATGAGATTGCCGCTGAATTAGGTACGTCTGCTTCTGCTCCGCAAGTTCCTCCCCCTATGGGTGCACAAATTGCTAGTCAGATTCCAACAGGAGGTGTGCAGGCGCCTATGACTCAAACAGAAGCACCCTCGGGTTTTAAGCAAGGACTACTTGATCCATTTCGAGGAGGCGCTCAACTTATTGCCGAAGGTTTAGGGGCAATCGGAAGTGATTACTTTAAAAGCGAAGCGCAGCGAATGGACGAGAGCAAGCGTGCTCAGGAAGCAGAGTATCAGCAACAGCGTTTAGCGGCTGGACAACAAGGATTTGATGGTTCTCGTTTAGTAGGTAACGTATTTAATCCTGCAAACTTGATTGGAGGTTTCGGGGCGACTCCTTTCCGTCAAGCTTTGTCTTCAGGTGCTGTAGCAGGAGCTTTGCAGCCTGTTTTTACTGAGGAAGATTTCTTTACTGAAAAAGGTAAACAGATTGTAGCAGGCGGCGCAAGTGGTGTTGTTGGTGCAGGGGCGACTAAGATGATGGGATCAGTATTGAATCCTCTCACATCCAAAGCTGAACAGACAATGCGTGACTTAGGCGTTGCTCTTACTCCCGGTCAGGCGGCAGGCGGTTCTTTCAAAGACATTGAATCATTTGCAGCTAGTGTTCCTTTAGTTGGTAGCTACATTTCAGAAGCTAAGGAACGTGCTTTGTATTCTTTTAACAAAGGTGTTATCAATAAAGCCTTGGCTAAAGTCAACGAGAAACTTCCTGAAGATGTAATTGGCCGGGATGCAGTTCAAGTAGTGAATGAGATTGTTGATAAGAAGTATACAGATGTCTTATCTAAGATGTCTTTTAAACTCGACTTCCCTGCATACACTGGTTTGCTTAAGGCGACTAAACTGCCTTCGTCTTCTGTAGATCGTGTGCGTGTTAAGGATGAACTTGATTCTATTATCTTCAGTAGACTGCCAAAAGAAGGCCCTGTTGATGGGGAAGTTTACAAGCAGATTGAATCTCAGCTTCGTCAACGTGCTGCTCAGTTAGGCCGAGGAACGGTAAGCGATCAGGATGTGGGTGATGCTTTGAAACAAGCGTCTGTGTCTTTAAAGGAAGGCTTACGTAAGCAGAATCCTAAGTACAACTCAGAACTCCGAAGAATTGATAGTGCATACGGTGACATCTCTGTGATGAAGGCCGCTGCTGCTAACACAGGAGCTGAGAACGGAGTGTTTACACCCCGTCAGTATAAGACTGCTGTTCGTCAATCGGACACTACTCGTAAGAAGACACAGTTTGCTGCGGGTACAGCCCGTGGTCAAGATGTAGCAGAAGATGCTGTCTCCGTGATGGAGCCTCGTCAAACAGCTAACCTTGAAGGTAGGATTGCATTAAGCAACGTGGGTGGTTATACAATGGCTGCTAATCCTGCTACTGCTATCCCAATGGCCTTAGCTGCTCCTGTGCTATATTCCGAAAGCGGTGTGAAGTTGATGAATGCTTTAATGCGCTCACGTCCTGATGTTGTTAGGCAGGTGGGTGAAGCCCTTACTAAAAGAGCTACGAAAGAAGGAAGTATCTCTGCTGCACAGGTCATGGAAGAGTACAAGCGTCAAACACAGGCTCAGGAGTAAACAATGACATTCGCATTAGGACAACGAAGCAAGGATAGGCTCTCAGGAGTACATCCTGACCTAGTGAAAGTGATAGAGGAGGCTATCAAAGGGTCTCCTTTGGACTTCTCCATCACTGAAGGCTTACGCACCAGAGAGCGCCAAAAGGAACTCTTTGATGCGGGTAAGTCTCAGACTATGAACAGCAGACATCTGACGGGTAAGGCTGTGGACATTGCTGTAATCAAGGACGGTGAAGTTACTTGGGACTTTAAGTACTACCAGTTAGTCGCTGACCATATCAAGAAGATTGCTAAAGACATGAAGATTGATATAGTCTGGGGCGGTGATTGGCAGTCCTTTAAAGATGGCCCTCACTTTGAACTGCATAGGAGTGTCTACCCATGAACGGAGTGAATTAAATGATAGAGTTACTCTTACCCTTTGCAGGCAAGATCCTTGATAAGTTCTTCCCTGACCCTGCTCAAAAGGCAGAGGCTCAGGTGAAGCTCTTGGAGTTAGCTCAATCAGGTGAGCTTGCTAAGATGGCTAATGATACTGAGCTGTTCAAGACTGAGCAGAACAATCTCACTGGCCGCCACGTAGCTGATATGTCTAGTGACTCTTGGCTGTCCAAGAATATCCGGCCTATGACGCTTGTAGCTATCTTTGCCGGATACTTCATCTTCGGTATTATGGACGCTAACGGCATCAAAGCCAATGAGTCCTACGTACAATTG